AAAACAACATATTAATACTATAAAAAAGAATGAAATACCGCTAATTACGGTAAAATTAGATTAATTATTATCTTTTAGTAATATATATGAAAAGTTGCCGTATTTGTCGTGAAAGTTTAGAAGAATCCCAATTTAAAAAGCGTGGTATTTCTAAAATTACGGCAACCTGTATTAAATGTAGCGAAGAACGAAAAAATAATGATTATTGCCCTCATAATAGACGAGAACACGATTGCTATGAATGTACTGATCCAATTGTTCGTCGTGCAACCAGTATGATCCACAGTTCAAGAATGAGTGATAAACGAAAAAATCGTAAATGTGATTTGGATTTTACAACCGTATTACATAAAATAGTAGATAATCCTCTTTGTGTCTACTGTGATATTGAATTACAATATGTTGCGCCATATTTACCTAACCACTGCACTATTGACCGTATCAATGACCTTATAGGACACACAAATGAGAACTGCGTTATTAGTTGTAGAAGGTGCAACTGTGCTAATTATAAATTTTTATCTCCAAAATACAATGAAATATTACTAAAACATTAAATAAAACGATATATTATATGGTAGTATATCGTGTTAAAATCTTTTGTTGGAAAATCATTATTACTTATTAATCTTAATACGATTATATAAACATAAAAACCAAGTATAAATATAATCTTGTAATTTCTTAAAAGCATTTGAAAAATTTTGAATTATAACATCTTCCATATATATCTTAAATATTAAATAGGGCAAAGTTTAGCCACTACTTCATCATACGATTTCATTTTTAATTCTTCCTTTTTATCTATCAAAAACTTATTAAAATCACTTGCGCTATATCCCATCATACAACAATAGGTAATAACGAGACAACAATAACGACCGCATACTTGGGATTTAGCCCCTTGAAAATTAGTTTTATTATAATCCATATCTAAATCGCCCAATAATCTCTTAAATTCAGGTTTAGATTCATTTAAAATCTTTCTTATACACATTGGAATAACGGATATATCATGATCGTATCGTTTCCCATACGAGTTAAAATAATAATAACCATCTTTCAAATTCATACAGCAAGTCCAATGACCGCTATTCATTTCTTCTTCCAAAAGACAAATAAAAAAGTCATTAATATTGGGTATAATATCACTCATAGTATTATATTGTTTCAATTCACTATATTTTATTATTTTTGTATTCAATCCTAAACATTGTTTCACCATACCATCACTCAAAGGGGTCATTACATTTTTTTTAATAGTATTCATTATATATATTATTATATTATATATATAATGGAATGGGACGACGATTTAGTAGAGTTCTTACAATTATTACGGAAAAAATCAGTCTATTTAAGTAATCAACACTCAATAAGTTTTTTTTATTATAATAAATTATCCACTATGTTTTCCGTGCCGTCAATAATTTTAAGTATATTTAATTCTTTTATATCTGTTGGGGTAAGCGATTTTGTAGAACAACAAAATGTTTCATTAATTAGTTCAAGTATAAGCATGTTATTAGCCATTCTTGGTTCTGTGTCTCTCTATCTAAATTTAAACAATCTAAAAATAGAAGAGTTAGAATTAAGTAAATCATATCATCATTTAGCATTACAAATAAGCAAGACTTTATATATTCCTGTAAATCTACGAAAAATAGAACAATTAGATTTTCTTAATATGTGTTATGATAAATATGTTATTTTATTACAAGAAAGTTCGTTAATAAGAGCAGACGAAGCAAATGAAAATGCTATTGCTAAATATTCGCCTAAAAATATTATAATATCAAATTAATCCTATACGCTAATTTCCGTATATAAAAGATAATAATTTAAAGTACATATCCACTTACATCAACAGGGACAAAAAATACACGAGTTGCAGAAATAGAGGAAGTACCAGCAGTTACATTAACATTAATTCTAAACTTAATCGTGTAATCTACGGCAGTTGTATTGTAAAGAAATCCAGCAAGAGTAATTGCGGTTAGACCAGGATTAACAACAGAAGCACCTACCGTAGCCAAAACATTCAAAAAAAGTGCCGCAGGAATAGCACTATTATCAGCATTGGTGGTGATTATTGCTCCACCTAATACAGTAGCAGCACCAGTATTCGCAGCAACTACCACACCTCCGCCTCCATGAATAGTATAGGCAGATAAAGCAGGAATGGTAACTAAAAAAAGGTCAGTATCTACTGCGTCACCAAGAGCAGGAATAGCGGCAAACGATTTTACAATAACAGGTAGCGGTGTGGCGCCAAAATTCGCAACAGACATTATATATTATCAAAAGATAATTATTTTTAAATATAAACTTTAATTATCTAAATTTAAGCAATTCTTAAACGAGATGTTCGTATATTTGTAATAGAAACACTTACGGATGTTGTATTACAAACAAAAAACACAGAAGATGTCGCCGCCGTTATAGTAATCACACCTGTAATTTGTGCGAAATTACCGCCAAGAGCAGGTGTAGCAAATCCTCCAATATTCCAATTGTTATGAGTAGCGGATGTAGTGCTTAATGAAAATGAAGATTGGTTCACACTATTTAAATTGATGTTAAAACTTGTGCGAAACAACCAAACACCAGCAGGAACTAATGTATAAGTGGCTAAATCTGTAATTGTATTGGATACGCCTGATGTAGTTGCACTGGAAACAACACTCTCTAAATAATAACCTAATTGTTGAACGGTAGGTAATACTGTATTTGTTGAAACAGATGTATAGGCATTAACGCCATTAATAATACCGCTTAACACTTTACTATTAAAATTAATTCCAGTAGTAAGGACATTAGACCCCACAGAAAGAACGCTTGATGTAATACTATCCAAAGTCGCCGCTCGCAGTCCTAAAATATTCGTCACAGATGTAGCAGATCCAATATTAATAATATTCGCAGAGGCAGAAGCAGATTGAATGTTGAGGGTCGCCGTGCGTGTCGCACTTGTAAATAAACTGGCTATACCACCATCATTAGTGGTAAGCAAATTATAAGCCCCACCTGTATTCGTAATATAAGAATTCATGGTTGCACTAACCCCATTGGCTTGGATGTTGTTGATAGTAGATGTGAGTGCCTGTAAAACACCAGTTACTCCTAATGTTCCAGCAACGGTTGCAGTACCAGCAATAGCAGTATTCATGCCTACTTTACCCAAATTAATAGGTGTTGCATTAGTCGTTCCAATATTTAAAGCGACAGCAGTTGCTGTGTCTAATGAAGGACTTAAAATACCACCAGCAATAGTAGTAGTTGTATTCACTGAACCCAAATTAAGAATATTGGCTGAACCTGCTGTGGTTTGAATATTTGTTGTTGCTGAACGCGGTCCTGTTAAAATATTGATAAGACCTGTTGTATTCGTAGTAAGTAAATTATAATTACCAGTTATATTATTTGCAAATGAATTAATATCAACTCCACTTGTAGTAGATTGTTGAGTATTAGTAAGTAAATTTCCTGAAACAAGAGCAGTGGAAGTAACACTTAATGTATTACCAATAGTAGTGGCTGATGTTGCTGAACCAATAAAAATATTATTAGCACCCAAAGCACCTGTTTGAATATTAAGAGCACCTGTACGAGATGTCCCTGTAAATAAATTAGCAATACCATTTGTAGCACTTGTTCCTATATTAATTATACCTGTGGTTGTGCTTGTATATAAACGAGCAGTTGTCCCAACTGCATCTGCTTCAATTCTATTTATAGTAGAAGTTAATGCTTGTAATGTTCCATCGATAGTTGTAATTATACCTACTCTACCAATATTAATGGGTATTGCGTTAGTTGTTCCAATATTCAAAGCAACAACTGTTGCTGTATCCAAGGATGGTGTAGTAATTCCCAGTGTGAAATTATTTGTTCCTGTAAAAGTATTGTTGCTTGAAAGCAGTGATGTTCCAGCGTTAAGTGTAGATTGAACGAATGAATAGTAAGCATTTTGAAAATAAGTATTTACTAATTGTGGCGTTCCATCTTTATGAAGATATATTTTAATTACTATTTTATCCGTTAATAAGACGGCATAAGGTGCGGTAAGAGTTCCATTAATTCCAAATGCGGTCGGTGTGGTAGTTGCGTTTACATCAGTAGAATTTCCACTTGTAAAAATGAGTGTTTCGACCGCTCCTGTGAGTTTATAAACTTCAAAGAAATAAGTTAATATTCCACCAATAGCGGCGACTTCACTAAATACAAGAACATTCCAAATACCTGATGGTATTGATGTAATACCCAAAGCAGAACTCACAAATGAGCCAACTAATTGGTTTGTAGTGTCTGTTGTGATAGGGACGATTTGTTGGGCGGCGGCAACTACGGATTGCCCTAAACTTCTATATATTCCATCAACAACAGAATAATTTAAGAAGAAATTGAAACCACCGCTGTACTGACCTACAAGACTATCTACATATCCCTTGGTAACTAAATCATTTCCATTAATTGCATCAACTGAATGAGGCGGATTATCGAAGGATACTTGTCCGTTAACATTTAATTGTGTTCCATCATTTATAATTTCTGTTAAATAACCAAACTTTTGGATTTTAATTCTATCCTTTAAAAGTTGTCCGTAATCTGTTCCAAAGGGTTGATTTGAAACTAAAATACCATTTGTTTGGTGTGTTGTTGTATTAGAAATAGCATCACTTATAATTTGCGTATCATATCTCATTTGATTTGTAATCGTTGATGGCGGAGCGTTTATTGTTAAAATACCTTGTGCGGTATCTCCTGTGTCTAAAACTTCCTGTAAAGTTGGCGTGTATGCACCGCCACTTAACAGATTATTAAGATTGTTATACTTTTGATTTAATAAACCATACCCAAAACTTTTACTCATTTATATATATAACTATATTATTAATTTTATAATATTGTTATAATTATATGTCTAAATTAATTAAACCTGTTTTTTATGAAGATATTGATGAGTTAATAGGTGGTCTTTTAAAGAAAAAGAAAAAGAAAAGGAAAATAACCTTTACAGCGAGTAAATATTCTACATTACAAAAAATAATACCACAACCAGCAAAATTACCAAAATATCGAGCGCCAAGTCCTTATGCTCCCCCTGCACCTCGTCCTGTTCCTGTCTACTTTCCACCAGTTCCACATGGTCTAAAAGCAAGACCAAGAAAACCTGAACCAGCAAGGCGACGAACACACGCAGAACAATTAGCAGATTTAGGACGAGATGTAGAATTTAAAACTTTAAGAACATTAACTAAATATCAACGAAAATTTCGTGAAAGATTAGAAAACAAAACAGCAGCAGAAAGAAGAAAAATTATAGTAGAAGAAGAGCGAAGATTAAAAGAAGCACCAAGAACATTAGAAGTATCAAGTGTTTCATCACAAGTAAGAAAGGAACAAATCGCACGAGCAAGGAAGGAAGGAAAATTAAGACCACTACCACCACTACTACCAAGAGCAGCAGAAGAAGAAAAAGGCGAAGAATACGATGCACCAGCATTTTTATTTCCCCCTGTCCCTCCCAAATTACCTGGTGAATTAGCACTTTTAGCAGCAAAAAAACCTCGTGGTCGTCCACCTAAATCACCAGTAGAAAAAGCAAGAACAGCCACATTAAAAAAAGA